CTGAGGACTCTGCGGGGCCTGTGGACGACGAACCGCACGAAGATATGTAGCAGGGACATTGTGCATCACAGTTCCCTTCGGCGTCTTCTTGTCGCCCTTCACGACTCTAACATCGAACAGCTGAATGTTGTCGATAACGAGTCCTTCTCTTATGATCAGATATTGACAAGTGTCAGAGGACTCTAGCCCATCTACGCACAGACAGCCAACCTCCAACGGGATCTCTTCTTCTGGCTCTATCGGCTCTGCTGGAGCCGTTTTTTGCACGACAGTAGTTTCTGATGGCTTTAGCGCTTTAGCCTCTTTAACGGCATCTGTGAGTGGATTCTTGATCCAATTTGGCGTTCTCTGATTAGTAACTACCTTCCTGATAGCTTCTACAAGTATTCTGTTCTGCTGTCTCTCGATGGAAATCTGCTCTGCCATTAGAATTTCTCCAGTTTTTTCAGAAAAAGGGTTTAGAGTTCGTGATGATTTACTTATATTTATCTCGTAACTCAAACAAAGGACCTCGAAAATGACTAAAGAATACTTCCCCACCGGATTCACCAGCTGGAACCAGTTCTACACTGCTAAGCGCAACAAAGAAGCTCGTGCTGCTAAGTGGTCGGAAGTAAAGGGTCAGCTCATGACAGTCGTCTACATCTTTGGCGCTACTGCTTTCGTTTTAGGTTCTCTCTGGGTCGGAGCCTTCTTGGACTTCGTGACTCAGCACTAAACTCTCCGCACTCCGAGGATTGATTGTTTCCTCGGAGAATTCCGAGCCGCAGGGTCTGGCATTGCCCTGCGGCTTTTTGTGTATAAATAAAACATAGAGAATGTAAACGAAAGGTGAATTTAGATGATCGTTTCAGGCGGAAAAATCATAGCAATTGGCAAGGCTCAAACTGACGGAGTCACTCTGTCAGGCAATGGCGTCGAGACTCCTCTCGGCATCAATGAGCCAGTTCTTGAAAAGATCAACGGCGCTCTTCCGAAAGAAGACTTCAATTCTTGGTCAGGTCAGACTGCTGGCTGGGACATTGAGAAATACACTGGAAGAGACGGCATCGGAATAGATGATCACGAGATCTACGTATCTGGCAAGTACATGTTCTCAAGCGGAATGAGCGCTTATGCTGAGTCTGCATGGGTTGACGAGACATTCCTGAAGAAGACTGACAAGCCTGATGTTCCAGAGTATCTCGGCGGATATGGAATCGAGAGATCAGAAGTCGGAGACGACTTCAAGTTCGACTTCTCTGGCGCAGCTGCTAACAACTACATCAGCGGTGACGGCACTGTTCAGAATCCATTTGGACTTGACAAGGAGTTCACTGAGCAAGTCAACATGATGGGATATGAGATCGAGCAGCTAAACACTGCTTCTGCTCGCTGGGACACGTACTCTGCTGACAAGATGGGCAGAGTCATCTCGTCAGACGAGTCTATCACCGTCAATAGCGCACAGCTTCCAGACGGCAGCTGGCAGTATGATCTTCAGGTCGAGAAAGTACCAATTCCTCCAATGGTCGGAAACGATGGTCTGAGCGCTCAGTACAACACAGACGCTCAGAAGTATGAAGTTGGAGTCAGTGGAAATCTGGTCGACATCGAATCTTCAGGCGACACTGTAAAGATCACATCTAAGAAGAACAACCACTTCAATCTAGAGATCGAAGCTGGAAAGCTAGAGTTTGCAAACTTCAACTCAGAGCAAGTAGCTATCTCTTCTTCAGAGCCAACTTCAGTTCCTCTCACTATGCTCAACCATAGTGATGGATTCAATCTGTCCGATCTATCTCCAAACGGACTCTACCATGTTGATCTCAACTTGGAGTTCATGAGACTTACTAACCAGAGCTTCTCTACTGAGACCATTCAGCTCTTCGACAACAACAGCAGCAGAATCGACATCGGTCCGATGGACGACTCTCTTGCAGCAGATGTTCCAGTCTCTGTCAACGTCTCCTACGACTTTATGCAGGGAAGCTATGATCTCAAGTTCAAGGCAGACACAGTAGGTTGGGCAGTTCGAGTGGTTCGCTTCGACATCCATAGAATCTTCGACAGAAATCTCGTTGGAGACATCATCGCGGATGCGACGAAGTACACGGGAATCGATGGCATCAACGTGAACGAGAACGATCACACAATCGGTGCTATTCTCGGAAAGGGTCTCACGATCGACGGCAGAGATATAGCTGTCCTGCCGAGCAGCGGTATTGGCGCTAACAAGAACAATGGCGTCTATGCTAAACTTTCATCAGGACTTGCATTCAACGAGAATGGTCAAATCTACGTGAACATATCTTCTGGACTCAAGTATGATCCTAACGGAAACATAATCACGGTCGATGAAAAAGTTGAGGGCGTCGTAGAGACTGTCATGAGATTGAAGAAAGAGCTTGATGGAAAGCTCACTACCAACATGAACGTCTCTGATGCTAAGCTCACTGCTAGCAACAATAGCCCGATTCCAGGAAACGCAGACAGATGCGCATGGGGTGGTGCTCTATTCACGGTTCCTCTTCAGCATGACCTGACTACTGAAAGTGAAATCTCGTTCATGACACATACTCAGCTGGGTGTTGCTAATGATACATTCCCGATTGTTCTGGGAATTCTGGAATACAACTTCGACTATTATGACCCAGACAGAGGGGTATGGAGATCACAGACAAGCTGGATAGGAGATACTGGTCCAATTTGGCAAGACACTGCTGACGTAAACGGAAAGACACTTCAGCAGAGTGGACGTCACACGTACAAGTTGAAGAACTTGGTAGAGTACAGTAAGAGAGAAGCTGGAACTGATATTCATGGAAATACGATCTACAACGAGATCGGTCCTACGCTGAGATCTGATCGTTGCTACTATCTCGTATGGTTTGCAAGAAAAAACAACAGCATGGGCCACATCACATCTGATGAGGGATATCAGTCAGAGATGAATTCTGACCCGTACTTCTCGATCGGTGCTATAAACACATGGTGGGTTGTAGGCACCAATAGTGCAGATCTCAATTCAAATGGTGGTATGTCACAGAGCTGGTATCAGGATTTAGGTGATGCGCTGTCATTCAGTGGACTTTCATACTGGGCTAGAGAAGGCGAGGGAAACATGGTTCACATATCTAGACCGTTCGTCATGATCAGAAACGTAAAGAGAAGAGGTGAAGTATAATGGCAAAGAAGATAAACAAGGTTTTGACTACACAGGCAGTTCCACTGTCTCCAGAGGAAGTACAGAATCTCGGTCTCACTCTTTCTGCTGTTCTGGAGAGAACTATACTTCCGACAGAGGCTCTATGGATCCCGAACGTTACTGATGTTGGAATTCTGAGCTGGAGACTCGGAACGGCTGGCGACCCAGGTCCGTCAGATGTCAATATAAGAGGTGCACAGGGAATTCAGGGACCTCAGGGACCACAAGGTCCACAAGGCGATCAGGGTGAAAAAGGTGAACAAGGAGAACAGGGAGATATTGGTCCATGTCCACAAATCAACCCTGCAACCAAAAACTGGATGATTTACGAGGACCACACATGGAAAGACACTGGTGAGCCGTCATCTGGTGCTGTTGGTCCTCAAGGTCCAAAAGGTGACGATGGTGACAAGGGCGACAAGGGCGACAAGGGTGAAACAGGTCCGCGAGGTCTTGGCCTATCAGCAGAATATCAACCGATAACAGGTGGCACTCAAGTCTCTATCTGGACTGAGTCTGGTACTAAAGAAGAGTTCCACTTCGATGTTATGGACGGCAAGGACATATCTGCTAAGGCCTATACAGTAACTGGTGGTGGAAAGGTCGAGTTCTGGAAGGATGGCGCAACTGCAAAACATGCAGAGCTATTCTTGGCTTCTGGTACTTCTGGCTACACACCAAAAGCACATGTTGATACTATAACTGGTGGTCATAAAGTATACTTCTATCTTCCGGATCTTGGAAACTATGGTGATCAGGCAGCACAATTAGCAGTCTTCGATGTCATGGACGGAACTACTGCTGGTGCTCTCGAAATTTCTGGTAGCAATGGTATCAAAGCAGTAAAGCTTGGAACACACTATGAGGTAAGCATCTCAGGTGACTGCTACATCAACACACTCAGTGCACAGTCAGCAGTAAAGGCTGGAGAATCCGAATTTTCTGATCTCGCTCAGTCAGCAGCAGTATCAGAAGTCGCTAACAAGTACTACTCAGACGATCTATCACAGCAGTGGGGAATAGGTGAAGCATTTGATGGAATCTGGAACTGTGTAAGTGCACTTCCTGGAGATACTACACATCGCCAGTTCCCAGTCTACGCAGAGTATGCTCAGTCTGCATATCTCGGACCGAGCACGGTCTCAAGCTTCTCTCAGTTCAAGACGGCAATCGATGAGAACAAGACTGCTATCCAAGCTAACACTACGGAGATCGGAAAGAAGATCGAGACTGTGAATCATGATGCTACTCTATCTGGTGACGGCAAGACGACTCATCTCGGATTGATCGATGCTTACAAGCAGGCTATCGAAACTGTAAGCGGAAAGATGAACATTCCAAGTCTAGCTGCTAACAAAGACTGGCTCTTGAATTCAAATAATGGTAACCTAATATGGGCAGAAGCTGAAACTTGGATCGCTAACAGATTCAATCCAGTCGAGGGACTCTCTGGCTATGGTGACGCTACTGCTGGAAAGTACTACGTCGGTCTCAACACTTCTGCTATGACTCATGACAAGCGCTACGGCTGGAGAAAGGGAACTGGCTGGTACGCGGATCCAATTCAGTGTGTTAGCGAGGTCAATGGCACATACGATGGTAATCAGAACTATCAGCACATGATGGGAGACACTCTGAAGTTCTACAAGACGATGATTCATCCTGCTGGTACAACATCGGCTTCTAGCTGGGCTAACGACAACATCATCCATATCATCTTGGAGGCTTAATGAGCTTAGCGTTCAATGGAAAGAGCATGGCGTCATTGATGTTCAACGGGAATGTAGCAGCTCAGATCTTCTTTGGCGCTAAGCTGATCTGGCAGAAGATCCAGAACCTTCTTGAGTATGGATATGGTGGTGGAGGTAGCAATTGCTATGAGATTGTTCCAACACAAGACATATCTCTTAGCGACTTTTCAGTATTCGCTATGTACAACAATTCTTCTGACATGACAGTCAGAATCATCAACGAGTGCGGAATTTTGATCGCTAATTCGAATCAGAACGGCGTAGCTTCAAAAGCAGATCTCTACAATCTCACTGGCGATGATGGTGGATTCATGAATACTGTATCGTCTCTCGGTACAGTAACTCTATTTCAAGGAAAGAAGTACTACATCAATGTTCAGAAGAATGGTACTGGAGAATGGAACTTCGCTAGGTATCAGGGTGAGTCTGGAAACTACAAATCCTATCAGGGAGTGAATCAAATGTCTGTCCTGAGTGGATCAGGATCGTCTAAATGTCACGGCATGTGCTCCTCATTCGATGAGCTCAAGAATATAGATGTTGGCTATTTTGGCTGGACTGGCGGTGCTATGGGAGATGGTATGCAGCCTACACAAGGATCAAGCAATGAACCATATCCATACATCTTAAAACGAAATGTGAGCCGAGTTAGACATATATTCACAGACTCGGAATTTAATAATGTGCCGGTTGGGCAATACAATGACGATATTGCTCGTTATGCTTACATTTATTACATCATGGGTAATACCATCGGTGATGAATTCATAATGCTAACGAACTATTGGACACAGGGCTTCATGGCAGATCCAAATAGCCAAACACGCTATTTCACCAATAACAGACACAATATATGCACAACTAAGTGGCCATTTGATCATAACAAGATCACATCGATGACGCCAGTCGATGATGAACCGCAGAATCCATCACAATGGGATATCTATTATAAATCTGACGTGAATGAATGGACAGGTAGTGTAGGTAAAAAGAGAGCTGTAGTTACATGGGATGGAAGCGCATGGATAGCTGCTGTCAACTGGAGTGCTGAATGGGACGTTGACCCACAATATGACGCAAGCAACTACTGTGAAGTCGCTACTCAAGACTATACGGCTCGTGGGTTTATGAAAGCTTCGCTACAGACCGGTTCTAAGTGGTATTTCAAGGCTAACAACATAGAGGTTTAAGATGCTTTATGCAGTTGGAAAAGTTGATGAGAAGATTCACTTCAGATGCTCAAATAAGCAGAATCTCGACATCATGTTAAAGAACGCGGGAAAGGATATAAGAGACTATCTGATCCTTCAGGAGTATGGAATGGAAATTGTACCAAGAATCGCATACGTAGACGGAAAGTGCGTCTACAACAATCGTGAGTACTGGACCAAGACTGCGACGGAGAATCCGATCACAAAGGAGAACTTCGTAGATCACTCGGTTCTTGACTACATGGGTCAGCCAGTCTCATTCGACAGATACACTGACGAGAAGAACACGATCATAGACAGACTCTACGCTATTGACGGTCGTGCAGGTCAGGTCTCGGACAACATAGCAGTGGGAACTGAGATCATATCACTCTTCCGTGAAGAGTGCATCTTGACTCCACTGCACACTGTTACTCCAGATGACATCTTCAGTAAGTGCTTCATGATCATCGTTGCTCTTCAGACAGGATTCTTCGACAGAGCAGCTAAGATGGTTCTAGCGATAGAGCCAGACGAGTTCCTCAATCCTGTCAGAAAGCAGAAGTACTACGACATGATCAAGTCTGCTGACGTGATCGAATATGCAGAAAAGTGATACAAAGTAACACGATGTAACACAGTTCATACAGTCTTTTTCTTTACAAATCTGTTATTAGCAAAAATAACAGATTTTTTACAGTATAAATAAATAGTAGGATATGCTTAAAAGAGGGCCATCAACATGGAACAATTTCTTCTAGAGGCAGCAAAAACGAATTCACCTTCAGTGATATTTTGCGCTCTCATGATAGTTGGAGTCTACTATCTGATCAAGGGTCAGAGAGAAAAGACGGCGACTAAAAGAGACAACGAGAAACAGACACTTGAGATGGCGTTAGCCCTCCAAGCAAAAGACATCGAAAATCTGAAATCCCAAGTCAACATGCTGAGTGGGCGCTGGGACACACTTCAAGAGATACTTGGAAAGATCAACGAAAATCTGTCTGCAATACGCGAAAATATATCTAGCTTTGAGAAACGACTTGACCGAGTAGAAAGGGAGAAATTCAACCAGAGTTGATGATCTGCCCTCTGATTAGCAGTCCTACTTCACATTTCGTAATGAATAAGTAAAGAAAACTGCTATTTACAGAAATCCGTGCATAATCTAAATTACCAATGAAGAGGATCCGTGAGGATGCCTCTTTTAATTATGTTGTTTCAACAAAGAGGTGTTAAATGGAACTGAACTATGAGAAACTTCTGGATCCAGACTATGAATGGACTGAACGTGAACGCGCTGAGTTCATCATAGCGTATCACAAACAGGTAGTGGAGTGGTTCATGGACGGAATCGTCTTTCCGGTAGTGTACTTCGCGGCTGTGATCTGCGTCATGAGATTCGTCGTCTTCTTAATTGACATCTTCACCAAATAACTTATATTGAAAATATGAGCATGGATATCGACAACGAAGAACTCACTGAATTCATAAAGAACGAGCTGAAGATGTTCAAGCCTCTTCAAAAGAAAGAAGAGGATACGATCATCAGGATAATGCTTGATGACAAAATGGAAAAGCGTATCAGGATGTTGTCCCGCAATAGGTTGATAATGGGATACTCTCGGTTCGTCTATGCGATAGCGAAAATCAAGGCGATAAAGAACGGAAAGTCTGTCGCTGATCTGTATCAGGCTGGAATATCTGGGATGCTGAAATGCGCTCCAAACTATGATCCAAACAAAGAGGTGAATGGAAAGAAAGCTAAGTTCTACTCATACGCTGTCTGGTGGATCGTTCAGGCGATGAACGAAGAGATCTACAAAGCTAACGACGCTGTTCATGTCCCGATGTATGGAAAGGAAGTGATGAAGAAGAAGTTCAGGGAGAACAATCTGGACACTTCTGAATACCGTTCAGTATGCTTCCTCAACGCTACCGCTCCAGTCGTCTCTACATATTCCCAGCTCTCTAATCACGGTCACGGCATGGAAGAGTCCGGAATGATGGTCGAAGATTTGATCGTAGAGATGGAAGATTCGCACAGTAGGATCATAGCTAACAATGAAGATCTCAAGCTCGGAGAGATGCTGCAGGCCGTATGCTCTCCAGAAGACTACAAGATGATCAAGGACACCTACTTCCACAATCAGACCTTAGCACAGCTCGGCGAGGGAATGGGAGTCGGTGGAGAACGAGCGAGACAGAAGAAGAACCGAGCAGTCATGAGAGCACAGTCAGCTCTCCGTAAGCTCATGAAGGAGAAGAACTTCCAGTACACGAATACTCCTGAAGAGATGGATCTGGAAGTCATGTTCAACCCCAAGAAGTATAAATAGAGGTGGATCAAGTGATCACTAAGAAAGCAAGGAGCACAGATATGATGAAGATGTTTGGAGTCGTAAGGGACTTCCTAGACCGCTATTACAAAGCTACTCGCTCTGATCGTTTCCATCGTCCGAAGTTCGCAGACAACATTCAGTCCCTTTGGTATGGATTGACAGAAGATGAGCGCAACAAAGTCCTCGTTCTTGCGAGAAGAGATGACTTCGTGGCGTTTGAAGAGATGCTGTTGAGTATCGATGAAGAGAACGAGAAGAACGAAGAAAATAACTAAATTTAACCTATAACTGGAGACACAACAATGTCTAAACTGAAACGTGAAGATATAAAGAACAAGAGAACCAGCGTCGAGGCAGGTCCGTGGCGCAAGCTGTGCACAACTTACTACGAAGACCGCGAGAAGTATCGTGCATTGAAGGCAAAGCTCAACGACTACAAGAAGACCAACAAGATCACTAAGGCCGTTTTGACCAAGCTGGATGAAATGCTCAAGGAACTGAAGGCGCTCAAGACCAAGATGATCGCGTCAAGACACCGCATGAACGGCTCTGCTCTGAGAACATTCACTGAGCAGAAATGGACGCAGAAGTTCCATCCGACCGCCAAGGTTACTCTCAACAAGGAGCAGACCAACATGCTCCTGATAAACTTGATGCTCGCATACATCAAGTTCGACAAGCTTCCCGCTAACGCAAAGCTTGTTCTCGAACTGGATCAAAGACAACTCAACATGAAAATAGAAGGAACTGAAAATGCTGATAAGAATTAAGTATTTTCCGGGTGCAGAAAAGATTAAAGTTCGTGCTAACGGCGACTGGATCGATCTCAAGGCGAACGAAAATGTCGTAGTGAAGGCAGGCAAGATGGAACTCATTCCGCTCGGAGTAGCTATGAAGCTTCCGGAGGGATATGAAGCACATCTCGCTCCGAGATCTTCTACGTTCAAGAAGTTCGGAATCCTCCAGACCAACTCTGTTGGCGTGATCGACAACAGCTACTCCGGTCCGAACGACGAATGGAAATTCCCAGCTTTCAACCCTGGCCCAGTAGACCTCGAGATCCACAAGGGTGAGAGAATCTGTCAGTTCAGAATCATGGAACGTCAGCCAGAGATCGAATTCGTAGAAGACGACCTCAGCGACCAGTCTGACCGTGGTGGATTCGGAAGCACTGGCGTCAACTAATGTTCGAACTTTCACTATCAAGTGAGCTTGAATCTCTGGTCCTCAAAGCCAGAGATTTAGAGCATGAAAATAAGGCTCTGAAAGAGATGAACGCTCGTCAGGCGGGATCTCTTCTTGCGAAAGATGCAGAGATATCAGCACTTAAAAAGGAATTAGAAGAATGGAAAAAGAACTACCAGTAGAAAATGCAAATCCGTGTGTAATCGAAGACGAATACTCTGGAATGAAAGTTGAGCTGTTGAAGTACCCGACATCTATCGACTGGGGCTGGGTGAGATTCTTGGCTATGAACACTGTCGGAAAGAACGTAGACAAGCTCGATGATCCGATGACGCTCAATCTGAAGAAGAAGTACTTGAGATCCGAGCATTCTCCTATCAGATACCTCACTTTCATCATCCGAATGACGATCCCATACTGCGACTCTGTGTGCTTCTGCCGTCACAAGCTCGGCGTAGAGCACTTCGTCCAGAGCCAGAGAAACGACCGTCAGGACAAGTTCGACCGCTACAAGGAACCGCAGGGACATCTCGTCTCTCATGTGATGGTAGTGAACGCACAAGAGCTCATGTTCATGGCCCGTCGCAGACTCTGTCAGATGGCATCTAAGAACTGTCAGAAGATCATGAAGATGATCAAGCATGTCGTTCTGAACATGTGCCCTGAGTTCGAAGATGTGCTCGTTCCTAACTGCGAGTATCTTCACAGCTGTCCCGAGTTCAAGTCTTGCGGCTACTGGGACGCTAAGGCTAAGAAGCTCGAAAAGTACTTCAACGAAGAGCTAGAGAAAGTCAAGAGAATCGACGACAAGATCAATCCTCCTGAGGGTAGAGGTCCAGTCGAGACTAAGCTTCTCAATGAGCTCGAAAGAGAAGTAGCTGCCGACAACGCAAAGAGAACCATCGAGGACGCAAAGAGGATCGTCGAGGAAAAGGCTGATAAATAGGATATGGATATACTTTTCACTATTATCGGCTTCATCGGTGCGGGCGCATTCGCGAGCTGCACTCTCCCTCAGATCCTTCGTGTATTGAAGCGTAAGAGCACGGCAGACATCAGTCTGTTGTTCATCTTACTTTCCCTATTGGGGAACCTCGCTAGCGCCTCTTACATCCTCTATACGAACATACAGGGTGGGTTCTGGCAGATCCCTCAGTACTTCAACTATACGATCGCTACTACTCTAGTCGTTACTCTGCTCGTGCTAAAGCTTAAGTATGACGGACATGAAGTGAAGGAGAGTTTCAAGAGGAGCCTCGCGAATCTCAAGGGAAAGTTCTATGTATGGTACGCGAATGGTGATTTGCAGAGATTGATAGAGATAGTCGTTGCTGCTGTACTATCAATCTTCATGATCGTCTATCTCGTCTATAGTAAGTAACAATTTAGAGCTGAGACAAGAGCTGTGGAGTGACCCACAGCTCTCTTTTTGTATAAATAATTCAAAGACCGTTGTGGAGTTTTTATGATAAACGAGGATCGTTGGAACTATTACTACAATCAAGACTATGGACACAAGTGGCATCGCGGAAACAGAGGCGACCATGTTACTGGCTGCACGGATCCAAACTCATACGTATGCGCTCTTGACATTCACAAGATGAGCACGCGAAAGGTCGTTCCAGCAGTTCGTAAGCTCTGTGAGAGACTCGCTAAGATGCCTGACATAACAGTTCTCAATCAGGACGGAACGGCATTCGAGTCTACCAAGGGTTCTGAGAAGCACTACTTCAAGTTCTTCGAAGTTCTCCAGAAAGACTGGCAAGATGCTAAGGGCGCTTGGAATCTCTTTAACGGATTCGGAGTCGCTGAAGCTAAAGATGCAGAGACTGTCGTAGCCGACAGAACAAAGAATCACAGCAAGGGCGAGGGACTCACGATTCTCTATCAGATCCCAGATGACATGACTGACGGATCTATGTATCAGTTCAGAAAAATGGCTTCTGATGGACTCACATACGACACAATCGTCAAGGAGAATCCAAAGGTCAGAGAATTCTTGTCTAAGGTTCTGTCAGAAGCTGCATTCAACAAGTTCTACGGAATCAAGCAAGAGAAGCCAGCCGAAGAGAAGCCAGTTCATCAAGAGGTAGAAGTAACTGCTCGTGGAAAGGCGCTCGTCCGCGACTTCTGGAAAGCACAGAAGGCTGTCAAGCAGCACGAAGTGAATCCGTTGAGCTACAGTGACTGGGAAGATCTGAAGGCCTTCCTCGACACTGATGAGGGCTACACCGCTTTTGGTAAATACTACAACTACGCTAAGAAACTCGTTGGATCTTGGCTCGGAGAATCAGAAGAGCTAGACTTGAATAAGGCTATGGAGATTCTGAAAGAATCAGGGATCAAGATTCAGGAGAATTAAGAGGAAACTATGAAAGATCGCAACCTAAGCAAGAACTTCAAACTATCCGAATTCTGCAATCTAAAAGAAGAGCTCACTGACTATCAGATCGCTCTATTGACTAATCTAGCAGAAGAGCTCGAGTACGTCAGGGAGAGACTTCAACAGTACAAGTCTGGAATGAAGCCTGTATACATGGTCGTAACTTCTGGCGTCAGAACAAAGGCAGACATCGCACGACTCAAGAAGCAGGGCTACCATCCATCAGAAAATTCTGATCATCTCTGTGGAGTTCAGGCTAACGGAAAGCCCACTCTCGGAGCTGCTGACATTCAGTTCTACAACTGCAGCTTGACCACTAAGCAGATCGCACTCGAAGTGAAAGAGATGGTCAACAACAACGCTGCATACTTCGGTCAGGTCATCTACGAGAAGAATCCAAAGACTGGAGCTGAGTGGATCCACTTCGGCAACGATCCAGAGCAGATCTTCTCATATCCGATCTCTGTAACCGCAGAGAGAAAGAAGTTCTTGATGAGCGTCGACAACGGAAAGACATACAAGGCATTAAAGTAAAAGGCATAAAGTAAAAGGCATAAAGTAAAGGAGAACGACAAGTGGCTAAGAAATTAGCAATTTCTATCAACGGCGGAGGAATGCTGGGAGTGGGTCCTCTTCAGTTCATGTGTAGGCTTGAGTCTGATCTCGGAAAGAAGCTGTGCAACGTGAGCTTCGCATACGGTGGCACTTCCACTGGATCTATTATCGCTGCTGGACTCTGCGAGGGCAAGTCTGCTCAAGAGTTGATGGATCTCTACAATGGCAACCTGAAGAAGATCTTCGACAAGTACTCATGGTATAAGAGGCTCAATCTCAAGTGCCCGACATACGACAACACTAACCTCAAGAAGATCCTGAAGCAGGAATTCATCGGCATCATCAGAGACGCTAAGAAGGCTCTGAGAGGACAGTTCGGTGGCTACATCAAGGACTGGGAGAAACCGATCTACATTCCAACGACTCACATGAACGGCGAGTCAGTAGAGAAGGTATGGGATCTTGGAGATCCTGACACTGAGAAGTGGTTCGCTATCTTGACCAGTTGCGCTGCTCCGACATACTTTGATGTAGTGATGGACGGAAAGGACTCATACTGCGACGGTGGCATGTGGGCTAACGATCCGATCATGGTCCTCGAGTCTGGCTTGAAGAACTCTGGTCACGGAGACTTCAAGATCCTTCAGTTCAACACTGGAATGGACACTCCGAACACATCTTCTGGCAACAAGACTGCTGTGGGCTGGCTCGAGTACATTCTAGATGAGTGGGTCGCAAGATCAGGAATGTCTAACTACTACGAGTGCTGCGCTAACATCGGCAAGGAGAACGTGTTCAGAGCATCTCCGAAGCACGGCTGCAAGATAAAGATGGACAAAGTCGACGACAAGACTGTCAACGAGGTCATCGAGATCTGGGACAAGTACTACGACAGCGTCAGAAAAGAACTCCTTGAGTTCATGAAGAGGTAAGAAATGGAAAAGCCAAATCTATATGAATCCCTAAGAATTCTCCGTGAGTCTGGAATCGTTCTGGAGAAGAAGTTGAGATCCGAGATGACACCTGAAGAGCTCGCTGACGCTAGAGCGAAGAGCAAGAAGCGTCGTGAGGCGAGAAAGATAGCAGCTGCTGAGAAGCGTGGATATGAAAAAGCCATGCGTGATCACATGACTGCTGACTACAAGCCTGCACAAGAGAAGAAACCCGAGAACGTCTATTATACTAAGATCTTCCAGAAGAATGGAAATGTCGGCGGGGGCTGGTGGGTAGAAAAGCCAGGAAAGCCAGAATATCAAGCCTACAAAGATCTTAATACACTCAAAAAATACTTCGGATCTGATACCGAAGCATTTATAAATGGCGCCAAACTCGACTATGAAGATGGTGAAGCTGGTGGCCCTGGCTGGAAGATCCGAATCTGTTATGAAAACGAGATTCCAGATAGCATTCTTGAGAAGCTCAAGAAGGATCTAGAGAAGGGCGCTTCCATGAGCCACCACTCTTGGGAGTGGTAACTTTAAGGATTGATCAATCTCTTTTCAAAGTACTCTGGCAGGTAGCTGGAGTACTTGTTGTGTTGGAAGGAGAATGATGCGTCGAGAATGAAGGTCTCAGCGTAGTCTTCGTGGCTTCTCACAGAGCGTCCAGCAGCCTGAACGAGCTTCTGCCACATCTTGTTCTGATACCACATCGGAATCTCGTCTGCGAGAGTCTTCGTTCTGAGGTTGGCTAAGCTGTCCCACGGAAGCTTCACGATGATCTGGAATGTAGACAAGTCGTCGTGAAGGTCAACGCCCTCAGTCATAGAAGATGACACGAGAACGGAGTCGCTTCTGAGGTTGTGCTCTTCCAAGATGTCCTCGTTTCGAACATCTTCGTAGCGGACCAAGAGTCTTGAGTTCCTGCAGTGATCTTTCAGATACTTCGAGATCTTCATGTTGCCAGTGTGAACGATTCCTCTCTCGCCCTTGTGTTGGTCGATGATGTAGTTCACTGTCTTGGCGATGGCTTCAAGATTCTCTGGATCCTGAAGAGCCTTGTAGCTGGTGCTACAGTTTCCGATGTTGACGATCGGACCCTTCTTCGGATCGAATGTGGACGGAACGTCGATGAAGAGACATTCACTTTCTTTGAGTCCGAGAGTGTTTGCGAAGTTGGAGAAGTTCAGGATCGTAGCGGACATGAAGATCACTTTGTCTGTGAGGTTGCCGAAGAACTTCTCAAAGATCCAGTCGACGTTTAGAGGAACGATCGTGAGAGAGCGGTTCTTGTCATCCCAGTTGTAGACCCACTTGTGAGATTCATCGCTGGATTCATATTCCATCACTTTCAGGAATGCATCCTTGATCTCACGCTTGTACTTGTACTTCTTCTTGGAGTCGTGACCACCGTTCTCGATAGCTTCTGCGACCTTGCCGTCTCGGATGAGCTTGTTCTGCTCTGCTTCGTATTCAGAGAGATCAGCGAAGACTTCCTTGATCAGAGCTGTGCAGATTCTGATGAACTTGTCCATCTTTCCAGTCGGAGTCGTGGAAGATTCAAGGTCTGCGAACTGGATGAATTCGAGATCCTGCTTAGAGAGGCGCTTCTCAGCTTCGAACTTGAACTTCATTGTCGGGAAGTCAAGCTTGATGCTGCCGACATCCACCAAGAAGTCTTCGAGGAGATGAGCTTCGTCGATCACCAAGAGTTCACGATGAATCTGCTTTCGACAGATGACTGCGTTCATGATAGCCGTGTTAGCCAAGAAGATCTTAGACTTGAATGCAGCTCCAGCAGTTCTGTAGTACTCGCAGAGGTCGTTAGCCTTGCAGTATCTCTTGATGCCCTGAGAGATCGAGTCGGATCCCTGACAAGGTCCCATGTCGCACTTGACTCCGTCTGTGATAGCGCAGTCGTAGTTGTTCATGCCCTTGAGCATCTTGATCGGGAACTTGTCCTTGAAGTCTCTCCAGTACTGATCCTGAAGAGCCTTGTTAGTGACGACAAGATAGCTGTTCTCTGCGAGCATCGATTCGAAAATGCCAATACCGGATTTTCCAGCGCCCGTTGGAAGCTGAGCTATGATGTACTTTTTATTTGTGTTTTTTACTGCGTCCAGGAACTTTTGCTGTTCAGGACGGATAGTTTCATAAGGAAATTCGATGTTCATGTTCAAAATATACTAAAAACTTGCCGAAACAGAATACTGTTTTTGAATAAAATGATTATATTTACTCACAAGAACAACCAACATAGGTGTTAAACCATGAAAGAAAAGAAGAAAATCCTGTTGATGGACATGGCGAATCTCGGAATCAGAACCGCGACCGCATGCTTCAGAGACGATCCGACTGACACCCACTACACGAAGTGGAAAGAGAAAGTTCTGGGAAGTCTAGTTGACTTGATCCAGAAAACTGGCGCTGACTCAGCTATTCTCTGCCAAGAAGGCAAGAAGAACTGGCGTTTCGATGTCTACGACAAGTACAAAGCTCACAGAAAAGAAGAGAAAGCCAAATCCAAGATGGACTTTGACACATACTATCCGATGTATGACATGTTCTGCGACGCTTTGAGACAGTATGTTCCGAACATCTATCAGCTCAAGGTCAACCGAGCTGAGGGCGACGACCTCATCGCAGTTCTCACGAAGAACTTGACGAAGAACTATGAGGTCATCTGCGTCTCTACTGACCGAGACTTCTATCAGCTCTTGAAGTATGAAGGCTACAAGCAGTATCATCCGATCAAGAGAAACTTCGTCCAAGTTGCGAATCCGGAGCGCTACCTCTTAGAGAAGATCATCGTCGGCGACAAGAACGACGGCGTTCCTCATGTGAAGCCGCGAGTCTCTGTCAGAACTGCACCGAAGATCATCGACGAGGGTCTGGATGAATGGCTCGATCGCGAGGGACTCAGAAAAGAATATGAGAGAAACAAGACCCTCATCGACTTCGACTGCATTCCGGTAGATGTCCAAGACGACATCATGACCGAGTTCAGAAATCTGAGATACTCTCCGATGTTCAAGAGAGACTTCAACGACTTCGTGAACGCTATCGGCTGCCCGCAGCTCATCATGAACAGTCCAGAATACGCTAGCACCCTTTGCCGTATGGAGAGAATAGATGCGCAGTAAGTTCAACAGATTCTACATCGATGTGCTCAACTCACTGAAGACCTACTCTACTTGTTCGAGACTTCAGGTAGCAGCTATCCTCGTAAAGGATTCTCGAATTCTCAGTTCTGGCTACAACGGAGTAGCTAAGGGATGTAAAGAATGTAACAAAATCTTTACAAAGAAAGAGGACGGATCATATCAGTATGTCGAGCGTGAACCGTTCTCCCCGAGACTCAAGATCCACAATCTCACTTACGAGCAGTACCGCCAGATCCACCACGAGTTCGCTGACAAGTTCGAAGTTCATGCTGAGATGAACTGTCTCGGCTACGCTCTGAGAAACAACACCGACATCACTGGTGCTCAGCTCTTCTTGACTACTAGCCCGTGTCTGAACTGCTGCAAGCTCATTCTGACATCTGGTATCAAGGAAGTCTACTACATGGAAGCCTATGATGATCAGTCTGGGATCAGATACTTGACTCAGAATGGCGTCATTTGCGAGAAAATCGAGCTCTAAATAGCTCTTACATACCGCTTAACTAAGAATCTCCTGTATAAATAATCTAAACAGGAGATTTTTGCGATATGGCAGAACAACCTAAGAAACTATTGAACGAGGCGTTCATCAATGACGTCACTTCTAACAGAGACAACGAATCTAAGTCTCTGTATATCGAGGGCGTCTTCATGGGCGCTGAAAAGAAGAACAGAAACGGCAGAATCTATCCGAGAGAATTGATCGAACGTGAAGTGAACTCACTCAACAAACTGATCACCAGCAATGAGTGTCTCGGAGAGCTCGAGCATCCTGAATATGCAAAGGTGAACTCCAGAGAAGCAGCAATCAAGATCTGCTCTCTTCGCATGGACGAGGACTTCGCTATCGGTAAGGCTAAGGTTCTTGAGTATATGCCGAACGGACACATGCTCGCTGGTCTTCTGCAGGACGTCAGAATGGGCGTCTCTTCGAGAGGCGTTGGCGACGTGAACGAAGACACTGGCATGGTAGAGTCAAACTTCCACTTGATCACTATCGACGCAGTTCTCGGTCCTTCATGTCCAGATGCTTACGTGAACGCAGTGAACGAGTCTTACGAGTGGGTGTTGAACGAATCTACGAACCTCTATGTCGAGCGTCTCGTGGAGAAGAAGCCAGAAGAGATCATCAAGACTCTGGAACCAGCTAAGGCAGCTTTCGACAAGAAGCTTGATGCTGGCGGATCTAAGATGGTCGCTGAGGCATTCAAGGAATTCTTCGAGATCTACAAGCACATTCAGGGGTAAGTCATGGCAGGGATGAATCAATATCAAGCCTTCAAGATCCTTCGTGAATCGGGACTCGTCTTGGAGAAGAAGCTCAGATCTGAGATGACTCCCGAGGAACTTGCTGATGCGAGAGCGAAGAGCAAGGAGAGAAGACTTCTCAGAAAAGCCCGCAAGGAGGGCGAGAAGAAGGTTCTTGATCAGCTCGGTCTAACTCATGATGATCTCAAGACTCATGAGCCGAAGAAGGAAGAGCCGAAGAAGTCTGGTCTGTCTCCTGAAGACTCTAAGGCTATCGCTGCTGGGTACAAGAAGTATGAAGATGAATACAACGACTACTTGGACAACCTAGAGAGGAGAGCTCGTCAAAAAGAGAATCAGACTTACGAGAAGCAGAAAGAGCTTCTCGATGAGCTCAACCGCAAGACTTGGCTCTTCAAGGATGTCAGAGTTTCATACAAGACTGAAGACATCTATCAAGACATCAAGGAACGTGTAGAGAGATACAGACCTAAGATGACTGGCGATATGGCTAAGCTTGAAGTCTTCAGAAAAGCATTCCCTGACGAGTGCGAAGAGGCTGACGGAAAGCTAGAGATCACTAGTGGAGACTTCTGTTTCAGTATCAAGCCTGATCTATCGTATGACATGACCGTGTTCAACTGCGGATACGATGGAGAAGACGAAGTAGACTTCGGTGGCAAGTTCAAGGAAGCTATCCTCGAGAAGGATCCGAGCTACATCCGTGATCTGCTCAATAGAAAGGCAGAAAGAGCGAAAACAGAAGAATAATCTCGAAAATCTGTTTACAAAGTGTTGAGATTTTCTTATATTTGGAATATCTCAACACTTTCTTTTGAGGAAATATGAAAGAGCTATACAAAGCGTTCAAGGTGATAAAAGAATCTGGTCTCGTTCTTGAGAGAAAGAAGCCTGCTCAGGAACCTATCCAAGCCACTATGTTGTGGCACTGGGATCTCGGAGGACACGAAGAGAAGTTCGCACTGAGGTCGTTTCAGTCTTCAATCTTAGACGCTTACACAAAGGGCGCTACTGAGATCTACAACTACACAAGCGGTGGTAAGAGACCGAGAGGCGACTTCTGGTGGCTCTGTCTCAACGCCAGCATCTTCCTAGAAAAGACTAGCTGTGGTGGTGGATCTATCGGCGGTCTCGACTACAACAAAGTGAAAGAATTCAAGGATAGGCTAAAGGCCAAGCATCCAGCTCTTGGAACTGGCAAAGACTATCCGACTCTCGAAGAGATCTTGGAATTCGGCACTGATCTGTCCAACTGGTATCTCAACACTAGCTCGTGGAATCTGGGCGAAGTCAAAGACGGACGCAAGTACAACGTTCACAAGGCTATCTACGAACTCGCTGGAAAAGAGAACTACAAGCATATTCCTCTGACGAGAAAGAACATTCGATTCCTTAACGCTACACTCAAGCCGACTAAAGCAGAAGAAGTTACAGACGAAGATGTCAAGAATGCAGTAAAGACTGCTATAGATCGCTACGAAGACAAGGATCACAACTATGGCAAAATGATCCGTGCTCTCCAGTCAGTCGGCTTCACAGACATGAAGACGATGGACTATGGCGACATGAACGACTACGGCGAGAAGTACATCGGACAGACGTTAGCTAAGTACAAGGGAAATCCCGTCCTTCTCGACACTAGTCAGAGCGCTTTCGGACGCTGCAACGTCTATCCTCATGAATCCAGAGTGATCACTCAGGATAGATGGGACGAGCTGAACAAGAAATACCCAGAGTTCAGACGATAGTGAAAACTTTAGTATATTTTTAAGATGAACAGAATCTTTAATCTCGTTTCGAGACTGATTGACTGCGACCCAATCGCAGTCATTCTGTTCGCAGTCGGGGCTGTTGGAGTAGCTGCAATTATAGGCTTGATTCACAGCATAATCTGTCTGGTAGGTTGACTATGAATATGATGAAAGAGGAATACGAGACGGTCAAGGATCTCTTCAGCAGATACGCTTACACTTATGGGTACGAGTTCCATGAAGTTAACATCACTCTGAGCGTAACCGTTCATCACGAGGGACATGATCTCAGCTTCATGTACATCTACGGAAACCGAAAGATGTTCGTAGTGGATGAGTTCGATCCGATGCAGACCATGAACGTGGTTACTAACATCAGGTCACTTCCTGACAGAATGACCGACAAAATAGCAGAATGGAAGGGAAAGATCCATGGGACTTGCTGAATTCATAATCTGGAAATCGAGAAATGTAGAACAGGCTTTCGATGGAATCCGATCAAGCGAGCTGCTAAAGAGCAAGGGCAGCGCTGCGATGATGAACATTACGATCGAGTATGAGCCTCAAACTGAGACTGCTAAGATCTTCAGATACGAAGATGTAGTCTGGGTTGGATCCTTCAAAGACCTTCCAACTGCGCTCATTCGCTGTAATTTCAACAAAAGGTAGATGATGATACGAGAAAAGAGCGACTTCAAGTGCCGCCACGACCTTCTAGATGTATGGGAGTGGATGGAAGGTATGTTCATCAGGGAGTGTACCAATAAGGGTATTGATCCAGACGATTTTGGAGAAATTGACGTATCCTTCTCGGTCGCTGTAAAACAGAAAAGAAAACCTGAACAGCAAGAAAACTGAGAAAAAGGGTTTACGAAATCTTGAGAATTTACTATATTGTCTTTGTAACTTCAACAAAGGATAAAGTAAATGCTCAAGAGAACTCGTCAAACTTTCATCGTCTCTGACTTACACTTTAATCACGCTAACATCTGCAGGTACTGCAATCGTCCGTATGCGATGCAGGCTCCGAACAAGAATCCAGCTAACGCTCCGCTTCTTGAGCTGATGAACAACGACATTCTTCAGGCCTTTGAACAACTTCCGGCCGACTGCGATGTATGGCTCTTGGGCGACATCTTCTTCTATCAGGGCAAGCCGAAGGATGCTCCCATCGAAGAGTACCGCAGGATCGTCGCTAAGATGAAGGGCGTAGCTAAGGAACGCCGTCTCTTCTTGGTCAAAGGCAACCACGACGAACTTCCGACTGGCCTCTATCGTGCTCTCGGCTTCAACGAAGTCTACGACACTCCGGTCATCGTCGAAGACAAGTGGATCCTCTCTCATGAACCGGTCTACGTCGGCAAGGACTCTCACTTCATCAACCTCTATGGTCACACTCACGACGAATCGATCAAGGATGACTACTTCACGTATGACTACGAGAACTACGCTCGTTCTCTCCGTGAAGCGAAGGCAAAGGGCAAAGAAGCTCAGCAGCTCGTCCAGAAGTGGCCGGAACGAGTCGTTGACACTGCAAAGAACTACCGCAACTGCTGCTTAGACTTTAACAAGTGCATCCTCCTTTGGCAGGGCGACAAATTCATCTCTACTGTCGCTCGTCCGACTGGCTGGTAGCAATTAACTCAAAGGAAAAACAAAATGAAAAAGACAACTTCCCAGATCGTAAAGGTCCTCACTATTCACTCCAAGGGCACGAGCTTCATGCAGACCCTCGCTTGGTGGAATCTCGCCAAGATCAAGGTCACTGATGTAGACTTCGTCGCTATCCATGAGGGCAAGGGCGAAATTCGCACCGCATACTCCTTCAAGCGTGACAAGCAGGGCAACTACATCATGATCGACGACTACAAGGGTCAGAAGGCAAAGCTTCCTTACACCGAAGTCACATTCCCTGATGGCTCCAAGCGTGTCTCCTTCGTAGACTTCACCTTCAACGACTACCGCGAAGAGGATATCGAAAAGCTTGTCGATGTCAAGCTCGAAAAGACCAAGAAGGGTCAGGCTCAGCCGCTCCAGATCATCTCCGTAGACTTGAGCACTGGCACGGTCGTTCCGACTGAAAAGCCGAAGAAGGTCAAGGCAAAGAAGACTGATGCATCCGTCAAGGCCTGACTAAAGGTTATTGACGAACTCTAAAAATCCGCAATTTTAGAGAAAAACAAAGTCCAAGGGTTTACAAGATCCTTGGATTTTCTTATATTGACTGTGTAAACAAAAGAGGTACAACACAATGGTTGACAATTTCGCTCAAATCCGCTCTCTTCTCAAGTTCGAGAATGATGGAGACTGCTACTATGTTCAGCTTCTCCGTCGTCAGTCTGACGATCCGATGAAGAACGGTATGCCTGATCCAAACTATCACGGCAACATGCACTCCCGCTCTCTGAAGGACTACCTGATTCCTTCTATCGAATATCTCGATCGAAAGGAAGAAGAGATCAAGCAGCTCTGCAATCAGTTCAACGTTCGCGCTTACATCCGCTTGAACAAGCGAACATACAACGCCATCTCTATGGCTATGCTCAAGCACATCGTCGAACAGCTCACTTCTGGTCAGTCTTTCAACAGTCCCTACAGTCTCGTGGCTTCTGCTGCTGGTATGGCTAACGCTTCTGGAAAGGACAAGACTTGGATCATGGATCTGGACGCTGAATACGTTCCGATGCAGAAGGACATCATGAGAATGATGATTCAGTGCCAGCCATACGACAAGATCTACAAAGAACAGACTGTCGGCTGGATTCCGCTTGATGGTCCGATCTTCCCGGATCGTGAAGAGAAGATGTTCGAGGACTTCTGTGAAAGGAACATTCCAGTCATCAAAACGAAGCATGGCATTCATCTCATCTGCAAGCCGTTCAACGTGATGACACTCAAGAATCTGTGGGAACTCTACGTGTCTCAGAAGGACATCACTCCTCCGCTCCCGCAGTACAAGATCGAGCACATTCACGAAGATGAATCCGAACGAGTGGTGCCGACTGTCGTCTTCAGTCTCACTGACATGTATCTGAAGCATCAGGATGACTTCCTCAAGATCTGCGAACAGTTCGGCAGAGCGAAGAAGATTCCCATCGACAAGAACAAGACGGTCATTCACTACGTAGAGTATCTCGACGGAGAAATCGGCGAAGTGAATCGTGAATGGAGACAGTACTGCTTGGACAACAAGATCTACATGAAGTGCTTCGACATCCATAAGGACAACCCGACAATCCTCTACGTTCCGTAGGGAGGAACTATGAAACCAACATTCGAAAAGATAGTAGAAGAGATCTTCGCCCCGAAGTTTGATTGCGAGATCAAGCTTTGCAAGGGAGACACTGAAATTACTGTCGATAGTGCCGTCAGGGCTATCGATCGTAACATCAAAGCAGCCAAGAACTTGCTAGCTAAGAAGTATCCCAAGATCAACATGAAGGCTGCTCTCTTCTCTCAGATGAATGGCTACATAATCATGTTCATTACGGTCGCAATCAGCAACATGCCGTATTACTATTCGAGTCGCTGGGACATCTTCACAGAGGATGGAAAGCCTCACGACACGATGAAGCAGTACAAGCCGAAGAAGTAGGAGAAACTATGATCGACATGGAAAGGCAA